CCCGCATCGCCGCAGTGCTGCGCGGCGAGGAATGGGAGGCGCCGAAGAGCAAGCCCAAGGAGAGGAAGTCCGTCGAGCCTGCCAAGCCCACCACCTCCGACGTCAGCACGCACCCGCTCTATGGCAAGCGCATCCTCATCACGCCGCTCATGCGACCTGACGCCAAGCGCAACCTGGCATACGACGAGGTCCTCGGACCCGAGCTGGTCGTCAAGGAGTTCGAGGCAGGCGAGCACATCTATGGCGCGCCGGAGGATGTCACGCAGATGGTGGGCGACTACGAGATCGTGCGCCGTGACGCCACGAAGAACGTGATCGCCAAGACCACGTTCCCCAAGATCGGCACGGAGATCAGCTGGTGCATCGGCAAGGAGCTGGTGCCGGTGGTGCGTGGCAACTCGGGCGAGCGTGGGTACATCTGGTCGTTCCCGACCAAGGTGATCCAGGTCGGCGACACCCTGATCCAGGTCTATGGCCTGAAGACCCTGATCCAGCAGGTGTTCCCCGAGCTGATCCCACGCTTCTCCGGCAAGCCGCTGATGTCGTACATCGACGGCGTCACGCTGGCGGCAAACATCCCCATGACGGAGGCACTGATCAGGGAGCAGCAGCGCAAGGAGCGGATCGATGCCAGGGCTGGAATCGGATGGTAGCATCCGCGAGTGGGTCGACGAGGAGACCAGGCACGTCGATGTGGTCGCCTCGTGGGAGAGCCTGTGCGAGACGTATGACGCGCTGAGGTTCTCCGACCCGCTGTCGGATGCCGAGAGGCTGGAAGAGTTCAAGTGGATAGTTCAACAGATGAACGCCTTCCTCACGAAGATGAGGAACAGGATGCTCTCTTGCAGGGACCCGGAGGCGATGGTCGAGGCCCTGATGGCGAGCCACACCCAGACGGGCAAGGCGGACCTTGGGACCAGGAGGGCGCTGGTGTACCAGAAGCTGAAGCAGAGGTGGCTGCAGACGACAGTGGCCAGGCTTCAGGTGATGATGATGGAGAAGGGAGAGGCACATGGCTGGACAGAATGACGAGACGCTGGAAGCTCAGGTGGGCGAGGTTCCTTCTGACCCTTGGGCTGCGGCATTTGCTGCGCTCGGTCAACAGGAAGAGGCTGATGCTGAGGGAGCTGCCGACGCCGGAGACGGTGACGAACGTGACCTATCCGATACCGAAGGGGATGACCGGGGTCTGGGTTCCCCTGAGGCTGAAGGCGAGCACGGCGCTGAACCTGAGGACGATACTGGAGGACCAAGTCATCCTGGAGGAGAGGATGGTCCGTCGCATGCAGGTGCTGACGAGGGTGATCTCGAAGTCTCTCAGGAGGAGGTAGCGAGCTACCGCGAGTCCTTCATGGAGGACATCCGTCAGCGCACGCTGACCGACGTGGCGCAGGCGTACATCCGCCAGGGCGCACGCCACCAGGGCAACCGCCTCGGTGCGAACATCAGCGACCCTGACATCTGCAAGCGTGACAGCGATGGCGTGCCGCGCTTCTACAACCCGGAGACTGGGCGCGAGTTCACCGGTGACAACCCGCGTCGCCAGGCCCAGGAGTGGGTGGACGACTACAACCGCGAGCTGGCCGAGGCGTTCAACAAGACGTGCTCCGACTACTCGCAGCGCCTGATGGACCAGGAGGGCGGACGCCTCGCGGTCATCGAGTTCGCCCCGAAGTACAAGGCGCTCGACCCTGTGCGTCGCTCCATGCTCGACTCCATCCTGGAGGACTACGAGGTCACCGACTCCAACGGTGACGTGGTGTCCTACAGTTGCGACCTGGATAAGGCGCTGGCTGCGGTGAACCGGCAGGTCGCCGTGATCCAGAGGCAGTACGGCCAGCAGGCCGCGAAGCCCAAGGCGGAGCCCAGTGGCCCCGCGTTGGACACGCCGAGCACCAGCGGCGGCAAGGGCGACAGCGCCAAGCCGCAGTTCAAGTCGATCGCCGAGGCGATGGAATGGGAGCAGGACCAGATCCTGGCAAGAATGAAGGGGAGCGCACGATGAACGAGACCGAGAAGGCCATGACCCATGACAGGGAGATGGAGAGGAAGTACAAGGCAAGCGAGCCAATCGATCGCTGCATCGAGATTGCCGCGAATGCCCTGGGTGTGAGCAAGGCCAGCACGTATGTCGTGATGTTCTCCTTCGTGCTTGGTGGGTACAAGGCGTTCTGCTCCTCCAACGAGATCCATGATGACCACGGCCATTATGTCGAAGTCATCTATAACGATCGCAAGGACGAGTTCTATGCCATTCACTACGAGGAGACTGGAAGGGAGACAATCTGAAATGAGCGAGAAGAAGGTCAAGGAAGACCGCAAGCTGAAGCTGATGACCGAGGAAGCGGGCCTCATGGAGACCGCCAAGGAGCAGGCCAGGTCGATCGCCAAGATGTACGAGGACCGGGACAAGAAGGCGATCGGCGCCAAGGAGCACCTGATCTCCCAGCTGATGGTGACAGCCGACAAGTACCGCACGGCCAATGGCGTGATGTCCGCACTGGACACCGTCCGTCTGGTGTTCGGTGGCACGGAGCTCGACATCGACGAGCAGCTGGACATCGCCCGCGCCACGGCAAGGCGCATGGCTGGCGTAGCCCAGGCCATGGCTGCCAAGGTGGAGATCCTGGACCCCGAGCAGATGAGCGTGCTCTGCGATGGCTTCTATGCCAAGGAGTTCGCCGACTCCAAGGCCACGGCCCTGGACATGGTGGACGAGCTGATGACCCTGCAGCTGTGCCAGAATGTCGGCTCCAACGCACAGGACGTGGAGGACTTCTGCGCCCAGGCGGACGACGAGATCGAGAAGGCACGCGAGAACCTGAGGACCTTCTGCACGGAGAATGACATCAACTTCACCGAGCTGTGCGGTCCCCATGACAATTGCCCCGACTGCCTTTGCATGAGCTGTCAGAACGAATGCAAGGATCATAAGTATATCGAGGAGGGCCAGTCAGCCTACGACGTGTGCGAGAAATTCGTAGAGCAGAAGTAGCTAGTAGAGAAGGTATGGCCATTCACAGCCTTGCCATCTAGGCACCTTTTCTTGATTGTGGGATGAGTGGTGTGGTTTGCCAAGGCTGCGTCTCTGTAGCTATGGTAGACCACACCATCATCTCTTACCACGTCAATACCTAGCTTCCTGCTACCATGATTCAAGCCAGTAGCATAGGCATGGCATTGGTTATAGGAGTGCGTGCACCATTCAAGGTTGCTGACATTGTTATTGGTCTTGTCGCCATCGATATGGTTGACATCCGTATAGTCCTTTGGATTGGGTATGAAAGCGCAGGCGACAAGACGATGGACCAATACCATCTTCCTATGACCACCAGACTTGAGATGCAGCATGAGATACCCATTCCTACTGGCAGCAGGCTTCAGCTCAACCTGTGGATACAGCCTCCCGAATCTGTCACGATGCTCGACAGAGCGAACCTTCCCGGTGTTGGATACCTGATAGAATCCCTCATAACCAGCCACGTCACGCCACTCTTCCATAGACGATTCCTCCCTTGGAGCAAAAGATGACGAAGATACCAAGGTACTACCAACCACGCCCATACCAGAAGGAGGCCTGGGCAAGACGCCTGTCTGGTGAGTATGATTACTATTTTAAACTTTGGGGCAGACAGCTTGGTAAAGATACCGATGACATCGAGTTTTCCCTATACAATGCATATACGAACCCAGGAACGCAGACTGCCTACACAGGCATCAATCACTTGTGGGTCAACAGAAACATCTTCAACAAGTACGTTGACGGCAGAAAGTTCTGGAGTGACTATCCAAGCGAACTCATAGATGTGCAAGACACCAAACGAATTGTCGAGCTGCGGAATGGCAGCGAGGATAAGGCAAACTCGATCATCCAGTTCATCGGCTTCAAGGAGAACGAGACGCTGATTGGCTCCTCGTATGAGTACTTCTTCATATCGGAGCTGAGTCTTTACAGGCGCAATGCCTTTGATTACCTCATGCCGATCTTTGACAGCAAGAAGGCCATGAACCAGGACTTCATGGTGAATTTCAATTTCACCCCGCGTGGCATAAACAATACAGCTGCCGATATGCTGATCGCATTGACTGGCGAAACGGAGCCAGAGGCATGGCCAGGCAAGCATGGAAGGACGTTCGTCGACTACCTTCCGGCAGACAAGGCAGTAGACTCCAATGGCAGGAGGCTCTTCAGTGACGAGCTTCTGGAAGACATTCGCCAGCGCTACGTCCGTGCCATGGGGAACGACCTCATGTTCCGCCAGGAGTACATGTGCGACTTCCTGGCGGTGAACGCTGGCCTGGTGTTCCCTGGCATCGAGGCCGTGCGTGCCGAGGGCAGGTTCTGCCCGACCAACTTCGACACCAGCAAGCCGGTCTACATGGCATGGGACATCTCGTCGAAGGACAAGCAGACGGACTGGACCAGCGCCGTAATCTTCCAGTTCTACAACGGCAGGATGTTCATCCTGGACTGGTACGAGGACAACCGCAAGGCGGTGGTCGAGTGCGTGCAGGAGCTGGCTGGCAGGGAGTACTTCCACCTCATCAGGGCGGCATGCCTGCCATGGGACTCGGATCGCTCCGGCTCGCGCACGTCACCGCTCGAGGAGTGCAGGCAGATGTTCCCGAACATCACCTGGCACAAGCTGGACAGGACCTACGTGCAGGACGGGATCAACAGGGGACGAAAGCTCCTAGGCAACGCGATCATCGACAGCAACAGGTGCGACTGGCTCATGGAGTGCTTCGAGAACTGGGAGTACCGGCAGCTGTCGTCCATAGACGACTGGTCAGCACAACCGAAGCACGACCGCTACTCGCACCTCATGGACGCCTTCAGGTATGCTGCGGACTTCCTGGCGCAGGTGCCGTACCTGGAGACCAATGGTAGCACGAGAACCAGGATGCCCAGCCACTACGGCGGGTGGGACCTGGAAGACGACGAGGAGCTCGGATGGTCTGACATGCCGCCTGGCATGAGGCCGAGCAAATTCTCGAAACTCCACAACAAGAGGCCCCAGGACCTGTATAATATGTAGCAGAGACCTCCAATCTCTTTTCCCGCATAGGGGGCAGGGCATAATCCCACGGTGCCTTGCCTCCCTTTTTTTTGTCACTTCACCCTGTTGAGCTTCGGGTTCCTGCGCTTGGCGGCAGGGCTTGCCTTGCGCGATGCGTTGGCGACGATGGCTCCGGCAGCCTCCTTGCTGTACTTGCCACCCTTCATGACGTTCTTTACGGCGCTCTTGAATGACATGGGTTCCCCTTCCACTCCTAGTTTGTCCGGGTCCAGATGGGTATCTGCTGCCCACCTGATACCTCTATGGTGCCGACCTGCTGCCAGTTGGTGCCCTCGTAGCTGGGTGCCTGGTCTGCGATGACGTATGTGCCGATGGCAGGGATGGCCTTCCACTTGGGCATCATCGACCTCAGCGACATGGCCAGGTTCCTGAAGTTGATGTTCGACTTGCGTATGATGGCGTTCGTGTCGTCGTTGGCATTGAGCTCCACTATGTCCATTGTCGTCCCTCCGCGCATGATCCGCTTACGCACACCATTCTACCAAGAGACCTGCTGACGGCGCTCACGACCTCTATGGCATGCGTCTCCATGAACCAAGCGAGCAGCTCCTCGGTCGGTATGCCGAGACCGAGGGCGTTCATGCCCGACTCCTCCATGGCCGCATGCGTCGCCTCGTGCAGGTAGACCTGGTCGAACATGGGCGGGAGCACGGTGTCCGATATGCGTATGGTCCTGGTCTGCGGGTCGGTCGTTGCGATTGTGCGCGTGCCGGTCCTGTCTATGAGAAGGGGGTCGCCAGGCGGAACCCTGACGACCCTCCAGACGTGGCCGCGTATGACGAGCGGTCTTACTACATGCCCATGATCTTGCTGCAGATCATGCTAGATCACCGCCAGCCAGGACAGGAGGGCGGCCATGGCACCAAGCGGCAGAAGGACGGTGGCAATGGCGATCACGAGCCACAGGGTCATGTCGTTGTCCATGCCTACTCCTCGGGAGAACGAGTGGGGTACTTGTCCACCAATGACTTGAGATGCTTGGGGTACCCTCCCTTGACGGACTGGCAGAGGCGCGAAAACTCCTCCTGCGTGAGGTCGACGCGGGGAAGCGGCTTGCCAATGGTGGCCCTTGCCAGCTTGTCCAGCACGTCGATGTCGGTGGGATGCGTGAGGTCGTTGATACAGCCCCCGTCGAACCATACGGACGTATTGAGTCCCTTGACATTGATGATGCACTGCATGTCCCCTGCCTTCTCCTCCGGGTCCTCGTCAGGCACGAGCCAGGGCTCGGGACCCTTGTACCTGTAGATGCATGCCCACGTGGATCGCAGGCTGCGAACCTCGACCTCGTGCGTGGTCTGGTCGCCACGCCTGGGGCCGGTGATGCCGCCGTACTCGTCGCCATGCGCGTCCGCCTGGAGGTCGTTGCCGAGGGCAACACCGGTGTGGCCGGTGACCCAGAGGACGTCCCCGCGCCTGACGATGGATGCGTCGAAGGGAATGCGGACGAAGCCGACCTCCAGGAGCTGCGCGTCCTGGCTGCCCGTCCACATGTAGGAGATGGGGGACTTGATGCCACCGGTCATCGCGGCGTCCACGCACTGCCTGACCATCTCGGAGCAGTCCACGTCGGAGTCGGAGATGGTGACCTTGGAGCCATCAGACAGCTCGACCGCCTCGGTCCCTCCGGTGCCCCTGTTGGGCTGGGAGTATCCGTGGCGGTCGTCCGATGCGAAGTGCTCTGCGATCTGCGCGATGCGCTCTGCGATTGTCAGCACGTCATTCCTCCCAATCGCGCTCGACCCTGCCCATGGCAGAGACGTGGCTTGCGCCGATGATGACGCCGATGAAGGCACCGACGGCATTGATAGTGAGCACGATGGGATCGACGTAGGGCATGTCCCAGGCTGGTCCGACCGCACCGATCAGCGTCGCCATGGCCGGGCAGAGGATGAGCCCAACCCATTTCAGAACCTGGTATGCGCAGTCTGGGAGCAGGTAATCCATTGGAACCCCTTTCGACGTCCCCGTTATACCACCGGCACGACGGGGACGTCAAGGGTCTCTCTCAGCTCCGTTCGGGCAGGTCCATGACCCGCTGGACCATCTGGTCGACGAAGTTGTTCTCGATGCTGTTGGCTTTGCACACTGCGGAGTACTCGTTGTGCTCGGCCTTCAATGCCTCCTTCTCCTCGACGCTGGCCATGCCGATGTCGTCGAGGTAGCGATGGCACTTGTGGATGATGTCGCTGCGTATCTGCGAGCACTGGGCCGTGAGGATCGTGGAGATCAGATTGTCCTGGCTCTCCATGCGGGCCTCGATGTCACTGCGCCATTGGGCCTCAGCCCTGCGTTTGGCCTCGGTCTCCGCACGAGCCTCGTCGCGCTTGCGCTCACCCTCGTCCATGCGCTGGTTGACCTTGCGCTGACCAAGGGCCACGAGCGCCTGGGCGACCAGCATCAGAACGGGGAACACGAGGGCAGTGTATACGGTATCCACCTGCTTGCCTCCACTACTGGTTAGTGCTGTCGGTGACACCGAGGTAGCTGTAGATCTGGTCCCCTAGCTTGGCGAAGCCGACCGACTCGGAGGGATGCACACCGTCGCCTGCCACGGTGACGGTTGCGCTGCCATAGCCGTATGCCTTCTCCGTGAGGTTATAGTCGTACTCGTCCACCATGATGTACCAGCACGGGATGAGCACGCAGTCCTCGAAGGACCACGACTCCAGGATGCACCTGTCGCACGCTAGCCTCTGCCCAGCGCTTGTGTGATTGTTCAGGCCAATCCTTTGCACCTCTTGGAATGGCATCAAGACATAGACGATGATATTGGAATCGTATGCCTTGATCGTTGCGATGAAGCTCCTTATCGCACTTGCATACGACAGGGCATCCGTCTCGTTCAGTCCGAACTCGATGATGACGTAATCGGGATGCACGTTCTGCGTGTTGCAGTAATAGGCGAAGTCGCACTTTTCCTGTGACGCATCCCAGAACGGGTTGCTAATGCTCCCACCAGTAACCGCGATGGTTGCGGATCCAAGCACATCGCTTGCCTTCCTGCCGCTATATCCCTCGCAGTTCATGTTGCCGTACAGCGTCGGGTAGGTGCCAATGAAGTTCACGGTAGGCTCATGCGTAAGGATGCGTTCCTGATACCAGCCGCGACGGGTGACTGAATCACCGATGCAGAGGATGGTCTTGTTTGCGATGCTTGCCTGGTTCCTCTTGAACCCGCCAATGGGAAACTGCCTGTCACCAGCACCAACATAGCAGAGCGGACCCGAGGTCTCGCTGCCAATGTCATAGCCATTCAGGACGGTCAGGAACCTTCCATAATCGGATATGTTGTCATTATTGCGATAGTACGTGACCTCATATCCACCTATGCGATCGTTATTGAAGAACGTCGGGATGCCCTCACGTTGTATCACGTTGTCGATTGGCAGCGTGTTTGCCCACAGGTTCGGGACAATGGGGACAATTGTTGACTGGTTGGCATAGACGAGCGCAACGACAATCTCTTCGCTCTCCATGCCGTTCCCTATCAGCGAGGTCTCCACTGGCCTCAAGTGGAAGGCATCTGTCCCAAGGGTGAGATACCTCACGTTCGAGCGAGGTGTCTCAAGCAGCGTGCTGAAACCGCTGATATTCATGACCTTGTTATTGATCACTGCCCTTGCGTTGCCGTCAGCAATGATGTTGACACCATCTCCGGACACGAACGCAAATACGGCACCGCTTACGATTCCACCCTTTGTCTCGACGTTGCGTATCGGTATGTCTAACTGGAGGATGTCACCGGCATACGTCGCAAACAGGACGATACAGTTGTGCATATACCTAGTGATGTTCGTATCGATACCATTGCCTTCGGACCTTACGGTATCAGAGTCGACATCATATACGATGTACTGCAATGTCGTGCTGCTTGATGTCACACTGTAGCTTCTGCCAGAAAGGTTGTGCGGAACTCCATCGGCTCCAATTATGCGCGAATCGTCACTGAATACGATGGTGTAGTCGAGTTGGGAGTGGCGGATGACACTCATGGTGCCGAGGATTATCCTGCCATAATTGACGCTTCGCTGCTCTGCGGTTATGATCTGTGCCGTAAGGTTGCATTCCTCTGGGGTGATGTTCTCGTTATGCGAGGAATCCTTTCCGATCCTGATGCGAATGATCATATCAGATGATTTGGGAGAAACATAGATGCTCTCTGCAGTTACATATGATGGCACCGTCGCATAATACACACCATCGATGTATGCGCTCACGCCTGTGAGGACACCAGTCGAGACATCGCTGATGGTTACATAGAGGCCATTTGGCTTAACCAATAGAGCATTTCCAGCAGCCAGCTTGATGTCCCTCTTGTTGGTAAGCAGTGTGAGGTTGTTGGTTATGACTTGCGTGTTTGGATTGGATTTGAATCCCTGCACGATGTCGAGGTCAAAGTCAAAGCAACCCTTGGACAGGAGATCACTGTTCGCCTTGATGTAATAGGATTCACCGTAGGGATCAAGCTTGGCATCGGTCACAGCCCCATCAGCCAGCTTCGCGGTTGTCACCGCGCCGTCCTGCACAGTTGTGGTTGCCTCAGGATGCGCGTCCAACCAGGCGGCGACCTGTGAGTCCGACGCGGAGCCAATGAGCGCCGTGGTGCTGGGGGACAGCTTCTCGGGCGTGATCGCCTCGTTCACGATCTTCTCGGTGGCGACGGAGCCATTGGCGAGCTTGGCCAACGTGACGGCCAGGTCGGCCAACTTCGCCGTCGTAACGGCACCGTCGACGATCTGGTCGGTGCCGACCGAGTCGTCGGGGATGGCATTGTTGGCCAGCTTCTCCCGCGTCACGGCGCCATCGGCGATCTTGGGCGTGGTGATGGCATCGTCGGCCACGAAGGTCGTCTGCTCGGGATGGTTGGCGATGTAGCTGGAGACCTGGGCATAGACCTGCTCATCGGTGGGATCTGCGCCCTGCTCGCCCTGTTCGCCCTTGGGACCCTTGCCGATGGTGGAGAACACGTATAGCTCGTCGTCGCAGAAGTCGTCCACGAACGGATAGTCATACGGCGGATGTGGCATGGTTGCCTCCTTGTGCTAGACAGAGAAAGTCAGGAAGTTCGACATCATCATGTAGTGTTCGATGTCGGTATAGCCAAACGGATAGAACGTGAATATCTCACCAACTGCAGTGCTGATCGCACTCACGATGGCAGAAAGGTTCTCATCAGATTCGAGATCCCCAATCGATGTAGAGTACACTGTCGAGCCGGTTCTGTCATATACTTTTATCTTCGATATATATTGATAGCTACCAAGCTGTGATTTGGAATACTCTATGGAATAGTAAAGTCCGGTAGTCGGCTTGAGATACCTGATTCTGAGAAGACCATCACTTGCAGTAGTTATCACATTCGCAAGATCTGTCACGCCATTCAGCCTGATGAGAATGGGTCTCAGGTTGTCATATGCGACATGCGGATTGGATAGGACATCTGGCACCCTGAACTGCACATTGTCAACGAGGTGAAAGTACTTGTCACGAGCATCCAGTCCAGCTTGATGATTAGCATAGATCATTGGATACCCAAGACACATGTTCCTATTCTGGATCGATACCTCGCTGTACCTGTTGTTCACGGTAAAAGAGATCTGCGAGCCATTGATGGAGAACACGTTTCCCTTGTTGTCGATCACATAGAAGTTATTATCGGCATATCCATAGGCAAGACCCTCGACCTCATACTCGACATCGATGATGTAGTTGCCGATGTAGGTCCCAGTGACACCAATGCTGTATATCATCTGATGGAAGTCCGTCGAGCCAGCAAGGCCAAAGAAGACGCCATTACGAATGACACAATCCTGCAGCACGTTGTAGGAGTATCGTGGGATTGGATACGTCTTCTTGAACAGGTTGAAGAAGGTGCCATTGTCAAGCCTGTAGTAATGGAGGAAAGTGTTGGTGCCGGTGACATTCGCCATTCCATAGTGCGCGTCCATGGCAAAGCCAGAGTACACAGCCACGTTCGATGATGTTCCAGTGCTCTGGCTGGATATGACATTTAAATCAGTGTCGAATACTGTGCACAACAAGCTACTCGACATCTGAATGATCCTACCAGTGGTGACATCATAGTTCATCGAATTGCCATGGCCATAATACGTGTCGTATTGGACCTCATTGACGATCGAGAGGTCGCTCAGCCTGATCTTCCTAATGGCGCAGGTCGTGCCACCATCATAGTAGACATACAGATAGCCAGACTGATCACAACAGCATCCCTGCTCGTTCCCGAGATCGGGATCGTTTGGTATCGTGCCAATCTTCCTCACGTTGAGCCTGCGGTTCACCAGGCCAATCGGGTCACCAAGAAAGTAGTCATCATCCCTTACCCTGATGGCAAACAAGCCATCAAGCCAGATGATGTCATCCTCGGGAATGGTACTCGAGGCCTCGTCAACGATCCTGTATGTCCCGCTCTTGCCATCATGTGGATCGACATACCCGCTGGTCCTGCAGATCATTCCAGCCTTCAGGTCATCAGCTTCGGACATGTCCTGGACTGTCTCGAACGATCGGACATATCCGGTATGCACATCATCGAACAGCTTGGGGAAGGTGACCGATTCGTCGGCAATCTTGGGCGTGGTGACTGAATCGTCGTGCAGCTTCCGCTCAGTGATGGCACCATCCTCGACAGTGGTCACATACTCGGGGTGCTCCTCGATGAACTGCGTCACGGCATCCATGACCTGCTGCTCGTCGACGGTGCCCTTCTCGCCCTTCTCACCTCGCGGTCCCTTGCCTATCGTGGAAAGAACGGGGATCTGCCTGTCGCAGAACCCCGCAGAGTCCATGAGAATCATCTTTCTCCTCCTAGCCGCCATAGTGCGGTATGTCCTCGATGCCGACGTTCTGCCTGATGCGCACCGTCCCGCTGGTGAGGAGGTCCCTCGCCCTGTAGGACTCACCGTCGTGCTCGAAGCTGCCCTCCAGGAAGATCGAGAACGGGAACTCCAGCTTGCCCTCCTGGGCGTCGATGCACTCCGCCGTAAGGGTCACGCGCACGATGGTGTCGTCGATCCATGCGGTGGCCCCGAAGCCCTCCGGCTTGCCGTACTCCTCGACGAGGAACTTGGCGTCGGTGTAGCCCTCGTCGGCCAGGTGGATCGGCTCGATCATCAGGCCCTCGATGCGCCTCGGCTGCCAGGAGTGGTCGGGATGGCGCGGCTCGGGCCAGCCACAGTGGTCCCACCATGCGGGCGGGATCCTGCGGCACGGGAACGGCTTGCCGTCCTCGCGATACGCATAGAAGCAGGGGAAGGCGATGCGGGAGGTGACGCCGTTGTCCAGCTCCAGGATGGCCTTGCTGGCCCTGTCGGTGATCCTCCTGGGGCGCTCGGGCCGCTCGGGAGGGCGCTCCTCGGTCCTGTACATTCTTGTCCTCCTATGTGAATATGGCCCTACGGACGTCATTGTAGCATTTGAATGTGGGATGCACGTCACCAGCGGATCGGTAGGATATGGAGTCGTCGAAGCCCCAGACCTGCCCGACCTTGTTGGAGAGCGTGTACACCCTTGCGATGAAGTGCGTCATGCGGAACCTGGCGAAGCCGTTGAGCGTAATGGTATAGGACATCACGCGCTGGTCCACGCGCATGCGGACCACGTAGTCGAGCCGCTCCTCGTCCTCGCTCACGGCCTTGGCCACGGTGATGTCCCTGCCGAACATGTCGACCATCTCGACGATGATGCTCATGCTGCCAACGAACCTGTCGAAGTGGAACTCCAGCTGGCTCAGGTACTGCCAGCCCTGCTGGGGCATCTGGGTGGCCAGCTGTGCGGTCTGGATCAGGAAGCCATGGCTGGGGGCCATGGATTGGTCGTCGCCGTCCGTGGTGGGGAGCATGAGGATCTGGTCCCGCGTGACGATGCCGATGCCCTCGCGATGGCCCTCCCAGTCCACGTGGAACAGGCCGAGGATCGGCGCATCGGTGTCGATGGTGTGCGTCCACCAGGCCTTCAGGTCGATGTCATAGCAGAAGATGACGTTGTCGAGCGAGTTCCCGTCGCCGTTGCCGAGGGCCATGTAGATGACCCCATCGAGCTCCAGGAGCATGGCGTTCGCCAGCCTCGTCTCGATGCCAGCCTCGTCCGTGAACACGGGCTTGATGGGGTCGCTGACGTAGGTGGTGCGGATCTGGGAGTTGTACTCCATGGTCATGGTGGTGAGCGCCAGGCCATAGCGGCTGATGGAGTACAGGCCGTCCTGGCAGACGACCACGCCATCGTAGCTCTTGCAGCCCACGGCACCGGCCACCTGCTCAGCCTGCCAGGACTTCATGCTCTGCTCGTTCGAGAGGGAGATGGTGTTCTCTACCAGGTTGAAGCGCTGCTCCCTGTGCGTGTTGGGCGAGTCACAGAGCATGGTGACGATGGAGTTGCCCGACTGGGTCTTGTACTTGCAGACGTGCCTGACCGCTTGGTCCGTGCCAGGCTCGACATCCACGAACCCGCCACCGGTGCCAGGGCTGACGCTGAGCAGGTTGCCCGGGTTGCCACCGATGTAGAGGCGCTGGGGCTGGTCGGTGTCGCCCCAGAAGTACATGCGCCCGTCGATGGTGGTGACTCTGGACGCATGCACGCCCTTGGTGTAGTTCTCGGTGGGCGTGATGAGGTTGGCCGTGGGCCACATGCTGGTCGCGTCGATGTATCCGTACCAGTCGAAGGTCCAGTCGTGCTGTTCGGTCCCGACCTCTGCCCTGCCCATGAACAGCATCTCCATGGCATTGTCTGCAGCGAAGTACAGCTCAAC